CCAGGTTGGTGTCTCGCACATTGCGGCGGGACTTGGTGCGCCGTGCAGGGGCAGCGTTCAACTTGGGGGACTTGCCGCCAAGAATGTCGCCCACGGTCATGGATCTGAACTGTTCTGCCAACTGCTTTTGGATGGCTTCGATGGTGCTCTTTGTGATTGTGCTAGCGATGATCTTTTCGATGCTGTTCATGTGAATGTCTCCTGTGTATGGGGTTCTCCTAACTCTGCGCGCCGGTGTTTCCTACTTGCAAATCCTCATTTCCCAGTTGGTCATGTCGAAGTTGCAATGGAAACGTGAAGGCCTTGAATCGGAATCTTGAAGTTCTTTGTCCCACCAATCAAGGCATATCATATTCAATATGTCGCGTTCAAGCGAATCCTCAAAGTTTATTCCAATGGGATAAACTGGAACCTTGAAGCGCTTTGACCTAGATAACAGTCTGTGCAGATAACACTCCCACTCGGATTTCAAGGTGGCAAACCTTTCCCATTCGTAGTTATCTGCGGTGACCTCAAACACCCGCAGCTCGAATTTCTGCACCGGCACGCGTGGGGATGTGACCTGCGTGCCGGAGACGGTCCCGTATGCCTGCCTCCACGCCCGTTGTAACACGAGAGGAGGAGGTTCGGGCGCAGCGTTACCAGACCGCTTGCTAGCCAGGGAACCTAGGCGATGGAAATCAATGGTGAAGTGGAGTCGATGAACCCCCCTCGCCGCGAGGAAGGCAAGAGAGTTCCCGCGTCGGCAGGCTGACTTCGCTACCTGGATCGGGTCTTCCTTGATGATTGAGTTGAGGAGAAAAGTTTCCGATGACACCCCACTCACGGCAGACTCATACAACTCCTTTGGAGCAAAATACTTGAGATCCTCGCGCCTGTAGTCTGGACATACAGAAAGCCCTGCCTTGAGGGCGTGGTAGATTGTAGGGGATCTCATAACCTCCAGGGAGGAGTCCCACGGATACGCAAGCATGGTGAGACTCTCCATCATCAACTGCGATGTCCACATGATGCACGCGGAATCGAAGGCTGTAGCATTGTCAGACATTCACGACCTTCAACTTCTTGGTGATCCATTCGGTGTGACTACTCTCTCCCGAAGACGACACATACATCCTGCTATACCCAGGATGACCAACAACGTTAGTGAAGAACCTGCCACTCGGCAGGTGCCAGTCAGTAGTGAGGGAGCTGAAGTTCATAGCCCCGGCGAGTATGGCCCCATCAACTACGGCGTTGAAGCCAGGCCATCGACCATCAAACGGTGCGTCCATCTTTGCGTCGAACTCATCAAGACGAAAGCCGCCAATGCTCACTTCAATGGATGGTTTTCCGCACGGTGAGATCAACTTGCTGATGTGAACCGCCTCTACGCCCATAGACAGCAGGACAAACCTTGAAGCCCCGATGAAGGGAGGCATTTCAATACCCATAAAACTACGGGTCTTGTCCGCAAGTCGGCAGACATCTACCACATCTCGACCATCAGTATCGGATGGCCACATCTCCGCAAGCGTGGGCCAACACACGCACATGGCAGAAGCCATGTCGGAGACTGATGCCTCTGGTCGCATAGACAAGGATGCCATCATCCCGTTTCGGAACAATGGAACCTCGCACATCTGCTGAAATGGGTGAATCAAGCATCTACTCCGATCTGAACATGACTGCCCCACGGAGGGGATTCATGGGTGGTCATCACCCAAATGGTTTCGATCCCTGGATCATCTCCGAACTCTCCGTATCCATCCGTCAGGTACACCACAATATCAACGGGGATACGGTTGTCAACCAGATGATTGAACACGGGGCGAAAATCCGTACCTCCTCCTCCCACGGGTATGGGTAGGTCGGAATAGGGACCGACCCACTCTCCGCTGTGGACATCGGCATCGCAGGACATGATGTAGACAGGGCATCCGAACTGCTTGCGGATGGAGTCGATCTCGGCATGAGCCTGCAACACAGCATCCTGACCCATCGAACCCGAAGTGTCGATGGCAAATGCGATCTTGGGGGCCTCAAAGCCGACAAGAGAGGGGATGTATAGCCCCTGATGGACGAAGCGGCGGTTACAGGGGAGGAAGGTGTAGAAGTCCTTGTTGATGCGCGACACCCCATGACGAAGCATCTGGCGAAGTTGCTCCGACCAATCGACCTTGCTCTTTAGGAAGTCTCCGACAGCACGTTCAAGGCTTTCAGGCAACTTGCCGCATTGCTTTGCCCTAGTCATCGCCGTAGCGATAGCCTGCTGCCAACCCTCTTTTGTCTCTGGAATCTTGGCCCGTGCGTCCTTGATGGAGACAGACTGACCATCATCTTCGTCGCTGTCATCATTCATGTCACCCGACATCGAACACCTGATTTTGACCTTCTTGACATTCTTGAAGATGTCCTCATAAATCTGCTCTGTGGACATATCCGCGTACTTCTCATCCAACAAGATGTCCTTCGGGATGCAGCCTTTAGGAACACGCCTTTCGCTGCCGATAACCGTGGACATCCCATCCCTGACGAGCAGATTGATGGCATAGTCGCCAGCCACATTCCATAGGAATGGATCACGCGAACCACGGCGGTCGAAGTGGGCAAACGCCACATGGAAAACCTCATGTGCAAGAATGAAGATCAACTCTCCATCGTTCAACTTGGACATGAACTCCCGTCCGAACGTGATGTTCCCATGCTTGTCCACGCAGGCTGTCGGGCAATCATCCGACATACGGATGTTGCAGGACTCCGCTAGGAGTGCGAAAAACGGGAAGTTGCGGTACATGGCGAACGTGATCCCGCTCATGCGCTCTCGTGCTGCATTTACATCATGCTGCGAGATACTGTGAGTTGTTTCTTCATTGCTCATGTCTATGTTCTCAACATTCTGCGCGCCGGTATTACGTCAAACCGACCCGCCACCCCAAAATGCTCAGGGTGGTACGGGTGGTCTGCAAAGAGAGGACCATCAGTCAGCGAGGTTGCTGACGTTGTATTTCTCAAGAAGTGGACGATGCTTCTTCGCCCAGGCTTGCCCCGCATCGGAAACGAGGATTTTATGACGGAGAGTCTTTGCAGACTCATTGCTGCCACCTAGACACATGACGAAGAACAGACAGGCGATCTCCGCAGGAAGTTCGGCTGCGATCTCCGTACAACGCTCAACATACCCCTTCGTCAACTTCTTGGAGTCGCTGCGGAGCATACGACCAGCGATGGTAGTTGCGACAGCATAGGAGATGCTGATGCGCTTACCCGTGTGGGAGAACTGCTGCTTCCCTTCGATCAGCGCGTCGATGTCTGGCATATCCTCGATCTCCTCGCAGAAGGACGAGAAAGCCACAGCCGAGCCACGACCAATAAGAGAAGTTGTTGCCTCGATGTCCCTCCCGACAGTCTCCTCTGGAAAAATCTGCATGAACCGCGAGATACGCGCCCAGGAGCGTGGCGAAGCAAAGTTGCTGTGTTCGTCGTTGGGGGACGAACAGAGGTGGTCAGGACTGAAGTTGAGGAACGCAATGATGTGGTCGTGGATTCCGTTCTGAATCGCCCAACCCGTCCACGCCTCAACGGAAGGGACATAATCCACGATGGAGAAACGGTTGCGGAGCGGAGCAGACAGGGGATTCACATGCGCCCTGTGTGCGGACTTGTTGCCGCAGGCTACGATGTACCACCCATCCCCAAGTTTGTGAGGACCGCACTTGCGGTCGAGAATGATCTGTAGGGCGGCGTTCTGAACCGCGATTGGTGCTGTGTTGAGTTCGTCGAAGAAGATGATCCCCTTGCCATCTGCGGGGATGAAATCGGGCAACGCCCACGCCACCTTCGTACCTCCATTCCCATCGGGGATGGTGGTGGGTAGACCACGCAGGTCAACGGGGTCCAGCATGGACAAGCGGACGTCGATAACAGCATCGCCTTCCGCAGCCTGATGAACCATCTCACTCTTGCCGACACCAGGGGGACCGAACACGAAGGTCGGGATTCCTGTCTTGCGATTGCGCTTGATGGTGGACACAAGGTCCTTGGTCTTTGCGCCCGTATCCTTGATCTCTTTGCTGTTCATGGTTTCCTCTCTTTGTTTCTGTTGTTGCGCCCCACGCGGGACACGCTTATGTTCTTCTAATCCTGCGCGCCGGTGTCACACTGGGCAGGTTCAACACGTGCTGGTCCACCGATTAGTCCGCACGCAGTTCGCGCTCTTCGAGCTGCGCAATGCGTCGCATCACAAGGTCACCATCTAGGCGTCTGTCGAAGTTCTTGACCCCGTGATCACCCACATGCCACGCCGACCCTACTTCGCTGTTGAGAAATGATACGATGTGGGGCAGAAGATCGTCGTCAGGTGGACATTGGTTGGCAACTCCACGAATCTGGCTCACCGTTGGTCTGAAGACGGGTCCGCCATAGGAAGAACGGGTGATCGCCACCTCGATGTCAACAACGGGGGTGTTGGTCGGGATGTGGGTCATGGACCACACCTCAATCTCGCCTTTCCTCATGCGGCGGCAGTAGTCGTCCTGGCAGATGGCAAGACAATGGGACATGTCCCATCCCTCACGGCGAACCCACTCCTCATCTGCTGGCAGGGGGTAGAACATGTAGTCGCCGCTGGTGAAGCGCGACAGTTCCATCTTCTTGTCCACGGATACGATGGGAGGGGCATTCCTGTTGGTGGAAGGACGAAAGACGTGAGTCTCGTCGTCAAAAATGCTGTCATCTCTGTTCACTTGAAGCCTCTTTCTTCCTCTTCATCTGCCTCTGCCAACATGTCGTCAAGGATGTCGCCAGCCTCGATAGCATCTGCAAAATCGCGCATTTTCTTCATGCCGCAGATGGACCCGTCCAGACTTACATAGTCATCTCCTTGCTGTCCTTGCTCGGTGTAACCGACGCTCTGAATCGCCTTCAGTACGGGGAACGACAACTTCAGTCCAGCCCTGAACTCCCGCTCCCAACGATCGTCTGTATAGATGAGTCCGTACTTGGATGTGTCCCACATCCGCTTGGGGATGAACGCATGAATCCCCACGTAAAGTTGCTGACCCAATGTCGCCGTAGACCA